GTTAACTCATCTAGAGGTATCTCATCTGTGTTGTATCCCTTCTTAAAGTAAGCCTTTAATGTGTCATCTTTCTGGAAGGGTAGGTTTGACCTGATAGCGCACTGCTCTAATGAAAGGGGAAACTTCTGGCCTCTTATCAGAATGTATGCCGCTAACATTGTATCCCACACAGCACCGTCATACTTAAAACCACTAGCCCACAGCCACATCAAGTCGTACTGGGCGTTGTGCATGATGAGTAAGGTAGTCTCGTCTAACGCTTGCTGTACTAACTTATAGTTAGCACCGTTAGTATCTTTGTACTCGTTATGATCGAAAGTAAGCATGTACCGTTCCGTAGGTATGTCTACGTTCTTGAACCCTACCTGTACTAGAGAGTTGGTAGGCTCAAAAGGATCTAAGTGTTTCTTATTACCTCGTTTAGTTACTGTGTTCTCTACATCTAATACTAATCTCATAGCTACACCAAGTACTGACTGCGTTCGCCATCTAAGTTACAGTGAATAGTGCCATGCCACCCACCCGTTAACTTATTCTTAGCTACCACTAGGTGTCTTTGTTTGTCTTCTTCTTCTGATTCATCCGTTATAGGGTTACGAGCTAGAAGCACTATCAAGTCAGCTTCAGCGGCTTTACCTGTACGACTACCCTCTAACATAGATTGATCAACACGCACCCTACCTTCAGCTTCAGCGGATAGCTGAGACATCCATATGACTGCACAGTTGTATTGTTTAGCTATATTACGCGCATAGATAGCCGCTTCCTTTAGGTATACATCAGATTTATCTGAAGTCTTTGAGGCAAACTTATCTCCCATATCTAGTATAACTATATCTGGTCTATCTTGTTTAACTATAGCTTCAACCCAAGCTAAGTCCTTACCCATGCTATCTTTAATCTTTATGTTTTTATGTACGGGACTGTATCGAGATGCCGCCAATGCACGGTTATCTCTAATCTCTTTTAGTGACATACTAGAAGCCGCACACAAGTATCTACCACCCACCCTATCGTACATCTCTTCGTTACATAACACGATACACTTAGCACCTTGATGAGCAAAACCGTTAGGCGAAGCTACTACTGATGCATGGAAGGATGTCTTACCTGTGTTAGGTCTAGCTCCTACAATTATGAAGTGTCCACCTGATATACCTTCTACCTTACGCTTNAAGCTAGGTATGTTAAACTTCCATTGTGATTGTACCTCAGANGCTTTAAGCAAAGTATCGAAAGATATATCATCCCACTCAATCTTTAAGTTAGGTGTAAAGTCATCTTGATATGCATCTAATANCTTACGCATAGGCTCTAATGAATTAACTGTACCATTAACGTAATCAAAGCCTAAGTTAGCTACCTCTTCACCTACAACCTGCTGAAACAACTTAGATAACACTTCTTCAGCTATGTTATCGTGCATAGGCTGTTCTTTAGTTAAAGCACTAAATAAGGTCTTATACATCTCTTTATTTGTAGTAGTCATTGTTTGGTTAGAAGCTAAGAACAAAGCCTCTAAGTCTGATGTAGTTAGATTAGTGTTGTACTCTTGCATAGCGATATCTAATGCTTGTTTAATCTTACGGGTATCTTTAGTGAAAATCTTATCTGGGCAACGTATACCTTTATGTCTTTCGTAAAACTCTTTGTTCATCAGCGTTTTGATGAGAGCTAATTCCATCATCTAACGGCTTCCAGTTCTTTTAATCTTTTCTTAGCTGATTTAATGGAATCCTTTACCATCATAGCTATGTTACTACAGGCGTTCCATCCATCTTTAGGTTCATTCTTTAGTAAATCTTCTAGTGTTTCTATCTCACCTTTAACATTTTCTATCTCACCACATATACTCACTGTATTATCCTTTCTAATTTAGTTATGTCTTCTTCTACTTTATACTTTACATCATCTTCTAGCCGTAAGGCTATAGTGTTTAAATCTGTCCAAGCCTCTATCTCTCGTTTGTACGTCAAGGTCTTGTGTGCAGCATCAGGGTCTAACGCTACCACTACCCTAGAATAGTTTTGTATGTGTTGCATTTGTGCCTCACCTAATGATGTACCTAAGATAGCTAGGCCTGTTGTTCTAGGAAAGAGTTGTGCAACAGTTATAGCACTAATAACATCCTCAACTACTACTACTGTACCATTAGTATTACCTAATATCCGTGTGAAAACAGATGCTTCTCCTGTATACCTAAACCATTTAGGCTTGGAACCATCTAAAGAACGTCCCGTAGCATCCATTAGTCTGTTGTTTTCTTTTATTAAGAACACAGCACGACGATCCTTAACGTCATACATTAGGTCTTCTGTATAAAGGCTCCATTTCCTTATGAAATTTTGCATTAGAGTGTGTTCGTGTGTTGGTTTAACTAAGTATTCAGGTACTATCATGCGTTCTAAGTCTATAGGTTTTTCTTTAATGTAGCCTTGCATTTTAGATTTAATCTCATCAGCAGTTAGACCTATCCCGTATGCACCTCTAACTGTACAAGTAAGTTTAAAGCAATGGTAAACTAATACACCGTTATCCTTCCACACGGTGAAGGTATTTCTGGCTCTGCATTGAGGGCAATCCATGCGTAGGCGTTGCCCCTCAGCTACTGTTAAAGTATCTAAGTAAGATTTAATGTTCACTCTTTACTTACCTTTCTTTGGTTTAATGCTGTTGATGCCCCACTAAAAGTATTGACTAAGTAAGGTGATACACTCTGTGGGCTATTGTGTCCTGAGACTTGCATTATACCTGTAATGTCTACACCTGCCTCAACCATCTCAGTTATAGCTGTACGCCTTAGATCCATGATCCATAGTTCTTTAGGTAGACCTGCTTCCTCTTTTACTTGATTAGCTAAAGCAGACACTTCAGACATACTATAAACAGAATAACTTCCGTTCTTAGGGTACACACGGGGTGCTACATAATCAGTGATACCTTTGACGTACTCGTGTTGTTCTTTAAGCTTCTTAAATAAGTCATCACTTATAGGTAAGTGAACAACAGCTCTTCTTTTACTTTGTTCTAAGTCTAACCTTTGCTCATCAAAGTTTATGTTGTCCCACTTTAAGTTACGCATATCTCCTGCACGTTGACCCCACTCGTATGCCATGTAAGCTATCAAACCTATAGCTTTCCATCTGTATTGGCTAAAGGCTGTATCTAAAAATAGCTTTACTTGGTTCTCCGTCCACTTAACTTTACGGGGTTTGTCTGGTGTACCTCTTATGAGGCTCATAGGATTAGACACCATAGCTTCGTGCCTTATAGCTGTATTAAAAACTATACTCATACAGGTACGGTGGTAGTTAGCTTGTCTGACCCCTAAGGTAGTTATCCAGGTATCGTAAAGATGTGTAGCGTGTTTAAACCTGACATCTTTTAGCTTTACACCACCAAACAATTTATTGTTTTGAACAGATGTACTGCAAGCCCTAATCATAGTACTGTAATAATCTTTTTGACTTCTGCCTGATACCTTAAGATAGGCAGGGGTATTAAAGTAAAACTCACACGCCTGTCTAACTGTTGAACATTCTGATATAACTAACTTCTTTCGTTTCATTTATTTATAACCCAGTGTGACCAAGCGAGCGAACAAAAGTCTTTTCCCATAAATGCATCAATAAGTCTACATTTATTTCTTGTCATCTTTCTTCGTAGTGCGTGTTGTCTTACTGCGTATGCTGTTATCTTCTTTCGCATCTTCTTTGTCAGTAACATTAATCTTTTCCTTTTCGTTAAGTTGAGTTAAGTCGGATGATGCCCAGTCATCTACTGGGTCACCGTCCTCACCGTCATTATCTGTTGCACTAATCATGTTAAAAGTTAAATCCTAATCCTAAGCTAGCTATGATAGCCATTAAAATAAATGCAAATATGTATCCTAATATAAGTTTAACTATCTTCACCTAATTTATCTCCATTTATCTCAAAGTTAATAGTTCTTATGCCCTCTATTTTACCTACCTCTAGGTAATCAAAGGGACAAGTCTTTAGCCAAGCTTGTAACTGCTCCTCTTCAGTCATAAGATTCCACTCAGCTTGCGTATTGCCATGCAACGACTTTACGGGGTGTGTGCTGCTTACTATTATTCTTCTCATTTATCTAGTCTCTCTTCTAATGATTTAATTAACGCTACCATCTCGTTAGCTCGACCTAAAAGATTAGGTCTAGATTTCATTCCTGCGTCGATGCAAATTAATTCTGCTACACGTTTTAGTCGTATAACTAATGCATTTATTTCATCATTTGCATTTATTTGACTGTCTGTCAGATTTTCAGTTTTAATTACCTCATAACTAGACAAAGGAAATACTGCATCAGTCTGTCCATTACGTACTGCATATATAGAGATCCGCATTTTACCGTCTATGTCATCAGTCCACATATTCATGTCGAAGGTATCACCCATGCTTATCCAATCGTCTTCTGGGTATTCCCATGCTTTTACTGTATCATCCATATCAATGTACCTCCTTTAACTCTTTTAGTTTTTCAAAGACACGTCTAAGGGCTTCTCTTGCCGCTCCTGCTTGCTCAAAGGCTGTCTTAAGGTTGTTCTCATCTATTGGTGAAACTGTTGCAGACTTAGGCCTCTCTGGAAAAAACTTAGGCTCNAGATCAACTTCTCCTACATCAAAATCATTTAAGAATATTAAGAGGTCAACTTTATTTGTGGGTACTTCTACAACTGACCACTTGTTAAACTCTCGCCTAGCTTCAGCCTGAGTACCTCTCCAATTACCTTCACTGTCTGTATATAATTTCATATCAATGTATCTCCTCTAAGACATACTCAAACTTTAAGCCATCAGCATATATAAATCTCCTTAGCCACTCTCTCTGCATTACAACTAAGTCTTCTATGTCATTAATATATTTTTCTGTACCAACGTGTTTATACTTCCACTTTCTCTCGTCTCTATGCTTTTCCCAACGGGTTTTGCCATTCTCTTTTACTTTGTATGACTTATCGACTTTATATATTTTTACTGTTCCGTAGCAATTCATTTACATATTCCTTCTAAGTTAAATTAAAGTACCCCCAGAAGCAGGGATACCTTGTTGTTATACAACTAAGCTATTCGTCAGTTGTTGTTGTAGTTGTTTCTGTATCAACAACAGCTTCTTCTACGACTGTTGCACTACTAGCAAAAACTACAAGCAGCATCATCGCTATTAAACCACTAAAAAAATCCATGTTATTCCCCCCCTTCCTTTTCTTGTATTAATGTGTGACCATTACCACCTGATACCACCCACGACTGAGTAACCCTGCCTGTATCTAATGCACCACCTGTAAGGTTTGCCCATTCGTTAATGGCTCTGCGTTTAGCTTCAGGTAAGTCTTTAGCGTCTTTAATAATGATAGGTCGAGAGACTGTACCTTCGACAAACATACGGTATACTGGCATTAGTTTTCACCTTTAATGAAAAACATTTCGAGTATGTCGTCAACCTTATCGTAAATACTGTTAAACTGAAGCTGGGCGTTATCAGTATACGTAACATCACCATTTTTTTGTTTTACGTATAGTCTGCCTGATACAACATCTTGTAACCATTTGTCAGATATCTCTGCTTGTAGTTCAACCCATTTGTCTGGGGCAATTGTAGGTAAGATCATTTAGTTATCCTTTCACTAAGGTTAGGTGTGATACCTTTATATCTTTAGGCTCACTAGGTTGAGAGAATACTATAGCCGTTAGCATTCCCTTGTACAACTCAGGGTTTATATCCCTGAGATGCACGACTGGTTCATCCTCCTGCACCTGTATAGATGCAAGAGGTAATTCATAATGAGGGTACTGCTCTTTTAACACAGAGCAATTACGATCAGCCGTATTCTTTGAACCATAGGTAGCTATGTTTATGGGTAACTGATCGTGCATCGTTACAGTTAAGTGATGTAATTCATCTGTACTCATGCCGCTAGTAGCTCCTTAAAGGCATCGGAGTTAGTCCACTTGACTACCTTCTGTTCACGATCCCACATTGATGTAGCACGGGTATCATTACCCATATCTTTTAACTTAAAGCCATTGTCAGTGTGACTACTGTAGTTAGTCATGGCACTGTACAGTGACCACAAGTTGTTACCTCTAACGGAAGCCTCATCTAAAAACAAGTCATGCATACTACTAGCCATACGCTTAGACATACCCATAGGCTCTAGTAATTCTTTTAAGTTATTCATTTGAGATACACCGAAGTTTGTGTCAGCCATAAGTTGTAGATACTTAGCGTGTTCTATGAAATTGTTGTGTGACTGCTTTATCTCATCAACGAAGTTACTAAGACTAAANCCTGANGTGTTCTTCTTACGTACTTGCTCNTATGTACCAGTAATCATACCGTTAGTGCAAAAGAAATCCACTGCACCGAACACACCTAAGTTACTCTTAGTACCGTCTATACCGTGCCACAAGATAGCACGTTGAGCTATCTCAGTTGTGTGTTCCTTAGTTTTGATAGTGTAAGATATGTTAGGGAATGTTATATCTAGTAAAGCTACTGCACCATTATGTGCGGATGTAAACCTAGGTATAACCTCTGACGTATCCTCTGAACCGAAGTTCTCTACGATTGCATTGACGATGTTTCTAAAGAAGTCACCGTGAGGTACAGACGGGAAGCCTGAGCCTACAATACCTAACACCTCACTAGTGTTACCATTGATCACGTATTTCTTACCTCTGAAGCGTGTGTTCTCGTATCTAATAGGGAAGTCTAGGTAGTGTGGTACATTGAAGTTTGTATTTAAGTTGAAGTATTCTTTTTGGTAAAATCTATTATCTAAAGCCATTTGTTTTCCTCTCATAGCTTGGTTGGGTTGAGCCGTCTGCGGATTTTCCGCAAACAGCATTGGGTTGGTAATTAGTTTAGTTGTACAACTTAGATATCAGACTGAGATGTCTTTGTCAAAGGGGTACGTATTGTATGACTTAATGAGTGATCCTGAGGACATACACAAACTACGAGCTACGTTACCGCGTTGTTTCCAGTAGTCAGCCCAAAGTAGTAATTCGTCCATTATTTTATTGTCAGATATATCTACCCAGTAGTACATTGCGTTTTTACTAATGATAGTAGGTACTGGTTCTTTGTTCTTAGCGCACCAGTCATATAATGATTTAGTTATCTTAATTGAATGGTTACCTCTGTTTACCTTGGGTCTTCCTGCCATCAGTATCTCCTCTGTTTTTCTGTAGCATTTGTTTTAAGTAGGCACTACGCCACGACTTATCGGAGCGTAATGCTTGGCGTGTACGTTTACACACAACAGGTTTCTTTATGTTCTTCTTGCAAAACAATACAGTGCCTCCTCCATAGTAGCGTAGTAGTTGCCTTCAGCCCAATTGTTGTCATCTATGTTGTGGCGGTAAGCAGTGAAGCACACGTAAGGGTGTAACTCATGGTTGTGCCTGTAGCATACACCACACCAGTACGCATTCTTAAAGTCTCGTAGTGGTATAGGTCTCCACGCTATTATAGGAAAATCGTTAAGGCTCTTAGGTATGTCAGGTATGTGTATTTTACTCATGTCATGTCCTCTCTATCATAAGCATCCTCATCATATAAAGCCCCATCAAGTATAGCTAAGATAGCGTTAGCGAATTGCCTAGCTGTCTCAAACCTTACGCTACGNCCATGAACTAAATCACCATTATTTNNTANAATAGCTACCTCACAGTGATCTTCAAACTTAACAACACTTACATTACCTATAGTAATATGAGGTGTATTTAGACCACCTGTNGCACACTGAAACTTAAAATCTTTATCCATATTATATACTCCTTAAAGTTAGGTTTAATTGTATTACCAAGATGCTTGGTACACTGCATAACGGAAATGCTCTCTGTCTTTATCTATAGTCTCTAGCCACTTAGCCATAGCTATGAATATCCTTGCATGAGTTAAACCCTCAGAGGCATACTCATCTCTGATTTCTTGACTACCGAAGAAGAAGCCTTCAGTGTGAGGTAACTTATTGTTAGCTAATGCCTCCGCTATTTGCGTACAATTCTCCGCAGTTAACTCTATCTCTTGGCACTCGTCCACACCATCAGCAAAGGTATTAACTATGTAACCATGAAGGTCAGCGTGTTTACGCCAGTAACCTACATCTATCTTAGAGGTAGATACAGGAAAGCTGTCCATCTTAGGGCGTATGTCTGTATCGGGGTTCCAGTCACATTCATCTTGTGGGTATTGTCGGTGTGTTTTAACACCAGTTAAGTACATATCTAATCCCATCTTATTTTACCTCCTGTTGTGTTTCTTTGAATAAATCTAGGTTACGCCATCTTACGTTACCTAACTCAGTTTTATAGAAGTCTTTAAGCCATTGGCTATCTGACTTGTTACCCCAGTTAGTGTGCAAACCTATATGCTTTTTGATGTCATCTACAGTAATAGGTCTATCAACAACCGTACCTCTTACTTCTGTTGTACGCAAATAAACACCTCGCATAGCTTCAATGAAAGCCATACGTTTATGGTAATTAACGTAATTCTTTTTAGTGATTTCTCCGTAGCCTACACTAGCTCCAGCCCATATTAGTGTTTTAGTTAAGTTAGATAATGTATCATCTTCTTTNANNCATACATTCTCGTAGTCTTTTACTGCTTGGCAGTTGTAGTTAAGTGACATTTATATGTCCTCCATAAGTTAAGCCGTCTGCGGAAATTCCGCAAACAGCATTGGGTTGTTAGTGTTCGGACAAATGTACTACTTGAGTACGTCCGATAGTCTTTTGTGCAAAGCAACCTGCCTTACACGATGCACAATGTCCTTTGATACTTTGATGTGTCTTAGGGCATTTGAACATAGGCTTGTTATGCACGGGGTCGTGCAACAACGTATCGTCACCGAAGAACATAATGTTCCAATCGGAGTTAATGATAGTAGTCCATTCTTCTTTAGTGTTGGACGGATCGAAGGACGCATTAACTGCACAGTTATCTAACGGCATTAGCTCCTTCTCGATTAAAGCTTTGAGCCTAGCATCTCGCCACGCTCTAGTAGGTATCCACCATAGTGTATCAGGCATAGCTAAACACATAGTCTTAACGCGATACACATCAGTAGGATTAGTGAACGCTTCACCTCTAGTCATATGCCTAATGCGTTTGGTTTGTTTCTTCTTGCGACTAAAGGTTTGCTTGATTACCTCTACATTGTGAACATTAATTTTGTTCCAGATATTATGGCATCTAACGTCTCGCTTAGTCATGTTCTCATACATACGATACAGCTTAACGTTGTAGCATTCCTTTTCGCAAAACTCAGTTTTAAATGCATTGCATGAACCCTCGATAACTGTACCGTCATCTAGTTCAATATCGTTGATAGGTTTGTCTGTACTGAACATACCTATGTCGCCTGTCCATCGGAACAAGTCATTTACTTCGGCTGTAGTTAAACTAGCCATCGTGTAACCTCCATATGTTAATGTGATTTGTGAGATAGTGAAGCAGTCTGCGGAAATTCCGCAAACGACTTGACCCCATTTATAATACATAGCAATTAAGGGATGTAAACCCCTTTAGGGGTTGTTTTGAACCTGGGGCTTAGTCTCTCCACGTCCATTGCTCCCATAGTATGTACACTGCAAACGCTACAAACGGTAGAAGTATGATAGCAAGTAATGCTACGTATATCTCATTGTTATACATCTATAGTTCTCCCCATTCCTCAGGCGTGATACCTGTTTTGATAAACTCTCTATCGTCTGCACTCAGATCAGGCATAACGTCCTGTATCAGTTCGCCTTGTCCCCATCGGATAATTTGCCAATTTGTAACGGGTATTTCACGGGTGGTGATGTTACCTGTAAGCATGGACTTCATAGCTATTCGCATCTCATATACTCCTTATGTGTGTATATATGTGTTAGGTTTTGTGTCTGCGGAATTTCCGCAAACGGTGATTACTACGTAAATTGTAGCACTAACGACAAAAGCCCCGTAAGTGTAATACCTACGAGGCTTTGCCTTAGTGTATGTGTGTTAAGGTTTACTTAACCTTGGCGAACTCTGCCTTGACTAGTTTCACTAGTGCTGCTTGCGTCATGCCTTTGACTGAAGCGATTGTAACCATTGTCTCTACAGCTTGCTGTATTGTCACAACCTTTTGAGTTTTCTTTTTGGTTGGCTTAGTCTTAGACTTGATTACCTTACCTTTGGTATTCTTAGCTGTGCCGTTTGAAGCTTTCTTTATAGTCTTCCTAAGGGAAGATAAACCGTTGTTTAAAACCTTAGGGTTTTTCTTAGCTTCACGTTTAAGAACCAATTGGTTCTCGTAAGCATGGATGTAATCCGAACGATCACGAGGTGAAACCTTACCGAAACTAGAGTGCTTATCTACAGCTTTGCTGAATAACTGATTAGATGAAAGACTTGACCTATACTGAGAAAGTATAGAGCCAATCGCTATAGCTTTAGCTAAGTTAGATTTCTGCATCTCATTAATGAGGTCGACACCGTCTCGAATTGCTTCATGTAAGGTAAAAGCGTGATCTAACGCATCATTTACGGTGTAAGTGTTACGACCTAGCTTAATTTCTTTAGAAATGGATACTACAGGTTTTGCATTTGATTTTGTCATTGGTAAACTCCGTTTAAGGGTTGGTGGCATGATTGCCGTTTTGACAATTGCATCCTCGTCGATAGGTCAACAGATGTCAAACTCTTTCCGTGCGCATAATGCCTAAGCGAAGAAAGCGAGAGGTCGATATGGGGTAGTCTGCGGAAAGTCCGCAAACGAGGGGTATACCTTTGGGTATAAGCTTTTTCTGGTGGTTCTGTAGTGATTCGTTTTAGAGGTATGCTTAAGCATAAAACCTAGGAAAATCTCCAGCTGGTGTTCAGATGCGCGTAAACCACGCTTATATGCAGTGTGACGCATACCTAATCCGTACAAATATGCATACATATCAAGGCCTTAGGCGTATTACCCGTGCCAATCGCGCAAATACATACGCCTTACGTCCCCCCACATGAGCCACCCCCACCCCACCCGTTAGCTATATATGTACAAGTACACAGAAGTGATTTTTGAAACGGCCTCTTATTGTTGTATACAAAGACAACCATTATGTTTAAAGCTGTAAAGTATTACATCTAGCTACACTATTAGTATCAAGATTTGTTACAATATGTAATATATCTAAATTAGGGTATTGACACAGCGCGAACTTTATGTATAACTACGTAGTAGTAGTAGTGTTAAACATTAATGTTAAAATCTTTAAAAAACTACTTAGCACTAAGTGTTAAACATAGAGACTTCGTAAACTTCTATTTAAACAAATATATGTAGTCAATGAAAGTTTGTATTTGACACAGTATTAACATTAATGTTAAACTATACGTACACCCTTCCTAACATTAATATAATTTAACAATAAAAGGCTTGACTTTTATGTCAAAGCAAGTAAAACTATGTAATACTAGTAATAACGCTGACGATGTGTTAGGTAACTTTTATAGAGCTTTAGCTTCTAACAACACTAATGCGTTAAAAAACATACACATACCTAGATCTGATGTATTTTATGTAAGACAAGCTATACTTAGTAACACAGGTACTTTGTATACATTAGATCATGTAGAGAGAGCTATGTATCTTGAAGGTCATTTACACCGAAGAGATGTATTAGACCCAGATAGGATAAGACCGTATGCGGATTAAATCTATTGTAATACTTTTATTATGTATAATGCCACTCAGCGGATGTTTAGGTACAGGTTTTATAGTTAGCAAGTTTATGGGTGGCGGTAAGTCTTCAGGTCCTACAGTAAACGCTGATGTACAGGTAGGTAAGAACAACACTAAAGCCCTTGTATCTAACTCTGAGTCTACTGACACTAAGGCTGGTGA